AGCCTTTTCAATATCATTTCTTAATTTTATCACTACAAAAAACCCTGTATCATCAACGCCTGTTTTTAGGACTTTACCATTGGAATCTGTATATTGGTCTACTACTTCACCGACTTGAACATTAGAATGAGTAATCATAACATTTCTATATCGGTCTTGTTTCATAAACTTGTCAGCCGCTTCACGAATTGCACCCAAAGTAATCTTATCATTTTGCTTATCTACTACATCAACTGATGCGTAGCCCGCAATAACGCATTCGTTATTTGCTTTAAGAATTACGAGTTCTCCGCCACTATTTGGTTCATTACCAAACATAGGTGTTTTCAACTGCATAATAGGTCCTGTATTCTATGAACTATATAAAAGTATTTAATCCGAGGAATCATCTTCATATATGTTTATTAGGCCGGAGTCACTTGATTTTGGTGCAGGTTTTGTTTCATAACCAGTCCAAGCAAGCCACATCTCTTTACCTTTAACAGGTAAATATCTACAATGTAGTTTTGTTTTTACCTCTTCACCGTTTAAAATATACTCATGGTAGCCTTTTCTTTGTGCGCCTAAGACCATCGGGCCTCTTTCGAGAAGGTTGTCTGTTTGAGGCTTCGTTATTTGCTTACAAGGGTATTTTCCAGATTCTCCCAAAAAGTCGTAAATCTGTTCATCTCCACTTACTTTAATCTCCCAAGCCATTTTTCTACCTTGATAAAGTATAATAAAATGTAGATAACCACTATCAGTAATCCAAAGTTCAAATTCTGCATTCCTTGTTTCTGCTTTATTTAATACATCATCATCGTGTGTAAATTTTCCAGATGAATATAAAATACCATATGTGTCTCCGGCTTCCATTAGGCGATTTTTCATTTTACCTTCCGCCTTTGCGTCATTACCAAAAAGTCTATTTATCATTTTAGTATCATGTTTAACTGCTCTACTAAAAATATCATTGGCTGACAAAGTTCCATAGTCTATAAGTAATTGCTTAACAAATACAAAAAATCTACCATTGTCTTTTCCGTAAGCATCTTTTAGTTCCTGCTTCCAAAAATCTATATCTAAGGAAGCATTTTTAGACATTAAATTATTGTCCTTAAAGCCGTGAAAAACAAACCCATTTAAATCGAGTTCTGTATTTAATTTAGCAACACCGTGTATTCCATCTGTAATTTCATAAGACTTCGTAAGGGCTTCAATCTTGTAGTCGCCAAGACTTTTCTTTCCACCGGTTGTTAAAAATTCAAGAGTAATTAGTTTGTCCGGTAATTTTACTTCAGGTATTTCGTGAAATTTAGAATTAAATAATGAAAAACCTTTTTTAGGATTACCCATAATTTCGTCAGCCATAACACGAATAATAGTTCCTACCTCAACATCTTTTTTAGTATTGGTAGTCTTACCAACATTCATGTAATAGTCTCCACTAATTTCTACAGCCTTAATAGAATCTTCCTCAACTGGACCAATGCCCATAGTATAACCAAATGTTCCATTTTTATTTTCCTTTTTATCTAAAACCATAACATCTAAATCAACAAATTTTTTCCACTTAATCCACTTAGGGTTTTTCTTCTTTCCTATAACATAGGAAGACTTAGCATCCTTGATTACGACTCCTTCGGATGCCGGATTTTTCATAATATCCATAGCATATTCTTCGATTTCCGACAAAGAATCTGCATCTCTTGTATTATTTTTATTAGGGAATAAAACATACTCGTCGGCATTTGCTGAAAAGTTTTTCATAAGAATCATCAAGCGTTCTTCTAATTTATCCGAAGTAACCGCACTATCCTCAAAATACATAATATCAAAAACATGTGCTTTAATATCTACCTCTTCTGTAATTTTTTTATTTATATGTGCAAGTGTATCGGCACGAACTAATGCTTCACCGTCATTATACATTACGGCTTCTGCATCTAATATACAATTAGGAAAAACCCGGTCTTCTAATACCTTAACACATTGAGGCATTTTGTCTGTAATGTCTCTCGCATTAAATGTGTATATTTTAACTTTGTTATCAAATTTATGAATCTGTATTCGTAGGCCATCGTATTTTTCTTGAACAACATATTCCGAAGTAAGACCTTTAATTTCCTTCATATCGTCTATCTCAAATATACGATACATAGGTTTATTTGGCTCAACAAACTTTTCCGGTCTATCTTGTTTAACTAAAATAGCAGGTGAATTTTTATTATTAAAGTAGTTATATATGTTACCCGCCTTTTCATTATTAACTGAAAAAGAATCATCCGAAAATAATACACTATCATCTATATTAGGAAACTGTTCCTTTAGTTTAGGGTCTTTTAATAATTGTCTAAGTTCTACAACTAATTTTTGCCAATCCTTTTCGTATGCCTTTGGGTTATCTCTCGCACTTAAAAAAGTAGAGCGAACCATATTTCTTAGCGAAGAAACATTTTTTACCACGCTATCGAATTGAGTAAAAAACATTACCCTCACACCATTTCATCACTTGGGGTCAAAGCAGCATCTTCATTAATTGTCAATGTGTGGCGAAGACGCTTAAGTTTTCCAAGTGCTGTTTCCAATGCGGCTTCAACATCTTTATCTTGTGAATCTTCTGCATTACCTTCGGATTCAATGCGTATCTCTTCTTGGTCCGGTTCTGCTTTGTATGTCATATTTTCCGGCATTAACTTACTTTCGTAATTTCTTTTAATCATTGTCTGTTCCTTCGTAATAGGTTTAGCCGCCAAGCGTTCAACATTGACTTGCTTTCCTGCTTTTTCATTCTTTTGAGCATCTGCTGGTTCATAACCTAAAGCATTAGTCAATAAAACTGTAAGTTCTGTCAATTGTGTTAAAGCATCTACTCCTCTAATATCTGCGTCGTCGGCTATCATTTCTTCTTTTTTACTCATATTGTTCCCTCCAAATTTTTAACAAGTGAATCTAAATCACTCCAATCCATTTTTGAAATCACATCACCATTAGGCATACCTGATTGAGTTTTTGCACTCGGTCTTGGACTTCGGACAAATCCGGCCTTCATAATTGCCGTGTCCGAATCTGCTAATTTTTTTTCTAAATCCTTAACCTTGTCGGAAAGGGCCTTTAATATTTCTAAAATTTCAACTGTTGTTTCTTCTTCCATTTTTATTCCTCCTCATCATATACCATGTCGTATAGTTTTTTGTATAGATTTTCATATTTCTTTCTTAGTGATGCGGCTGTCTTCACCATTTGTAGATTTTTAACTCCCAATTTCTCCAAGAGTTCTGCCTCTTCATCTTCCGCTAAACCGTCAATTATATTTATAACTTTGCCCAATCGGAGGTAATCTTCACCAAAATATTCTGTTGGATGGGCGTTTTGAAGCATGGTTTTAACCTTACGCCTTTCTTTAGTAGAAAGGCCCGATAGGTCTGCCTTTGAAACTGAACCCGATTTTAAATACAAACCTGCAAATGGTTCTCCACCCTGCTTAACATTTTCGAGTATTTTTTCCCTTAGTTCGGCTTGAGTATATAGTTCAAACTTTTTATTATTTTCTTCACCTACCATATGACCCAACGCTAAGGTTCTTTGTCTACCCGTATATGGTTCATAGTCGGTTTTACCTTTATTCTTCAAGGCAATTTCTACAAGTTCGTCTGTCCATTCTTGGAGATTTTCCTCCTTTTCTTCAGGCGGCATTTCTTCGGCTTCGGCTCTTGTCTGTTCAAGTTTCTTTTTATTTTCTTCAATAGTCTTAGCAGAAGGGGGGTTATTAACCCTATATGTTTCCCTAATATCCTCTAATACCTCTTTTTGATTTTCTGTAAGTTCTCGACTATAATTTCCTCTCATAGGTTCATAATCTTTAGGATAATCTAATTTAGTTCCAACTGGAACTTTATACTTAGATTCTTTAGGGTAAAGGTTTGGTTTTCTTTGTCTTGGTTTATTTTTTGGACCCGGTTTAGGTTGTCTTCGAGGTCCTTGAGAATCAGGTCCTTGAGTTCTACCTTCACCTGTTTTCTTTCTACCCGTAACACCTAATTTTGTCGCTAAATTACTTTTAGGTTTTTTCTGTAATTGGGCCGAAGGAACTTCTGCGAGAAAATATCTACCAAATTGCTTACTGCCCACTTGTTGTTGAAGTATTTTATTTGCTTTGTTCATTTGGTCTTGAGTAAGAAAACCCGACATTTGCTTTCCTCTATGTAGGAATGTGGCTACATTTTGTAGTAGTTTCATATTTTTTCTTTTTTCAGTGTTAATAAATTGTCTAAACTTTCGCTGTTCAGTATTTGAATCTAAATATCTTCCTGTGACTACGACTTCTCTTGAAAAAAGGTTTGCCAAATCTGAATTAATTAAATATTGAATTGCATAAGCAATTGAATTATTACCACCCTTATCTGCTATTACATTATCAATACCTTCTACGAGATTTTTAATAAATAACCCTTCATCCTTAACATCTGGAACTGGTTCATAATTTCTACCCAACCATTCGGAAATCTCACTAAACTTTCCTGTAAGGTCTTCATTTACGGGAAGAATTAGTCTGTTTAAATCTTTACTATATCTTGTTTTGTTATCATTCACGACTTGTAATGAAACTCTATTACCCCTTGAAGACCTATTAAATTCTATGGTCTTATTTTGCACCATCATTATTAATTTCTGTAAATATCTATCCTCGTCGGATGAACTATCCAATGATGTAGAATCTTCTATTAAAGCCATAATATCTGTAAAATCTCCGGGGTTATTTTCTCGGTATTCCTCTATGAGAGGTGAAGAACCACTGTCTACAAATTTATCTAATGAGATAATAAAGTCATTAAAATCAGCATTTGAAATTGGTTGTAGAATAGTTCTTATCTGTGATAGGGTTGCTTTTATAGGAGGATTTTGCATCTCTGCTTCAGTTTCTATTCTTCTCGATTCTTCGGCATTTTCAACCATTTGTGATTGTAATTCTTCTACTTCCATACGAAGATTTGCAAGCATTCTTTTATCAGCAGGAGTTCTTTTATCTTCAATTATATTTTCATAATAATTTAACCTATCTTTTGCTTCTTTATAATCTCGCTTAAGTTTTGAAGGGGTGGATGTAGGTTCCTTTCTTCTACCATAAGGTGCATCATAAGGTTTATCATCGGGTATAACCCTGTTAACATTTTCTTTATCATAGTCAACAATATTTTCTTTATAATGTAAAGCCGCCGCTTCTACTGTAATAGGTAGTTCTGGATTAATTATTTTTTTACCGCTATCTGAACCCATTCCCGGTCTTGTAATTGTTTTACCTTTTCCTGATTCTATAACATATATGGGGTAGAATTCATTTCTTCCATACCCGTCATCAATAATTTCTCCAGCATCATTAATTTGAATACTTTTTTTATTTCCAAAAGCAACAAAAGGATTTGATTTCTTATATGACTGTAAAGTTTCTTTATCCTGTTTAATTTTTTGTAGCAATTCTTGTCTTTCCTTTCTTTTATCCGTATTAACGAGTCGCTGTATTTTATCTTCATTTACAGAAATAACATCTTCTAAAGCAGAAATTTTTAATGCCTGTCTAATCTTAATCTCAACTTCACTAAGCGTAGCATTAGGCTTAATATTTCTCTTTAGAATTGTTTCCCACATACTTACACCTGTCTAAATTTTTTGGACATTTTTGGGCCGGGTCGAATAACTCCGGGGATAACAGGGTCTGCCTCAAAGTTATCCGGAGGAACTTCCGGCACATTCATTGTTAAGTCCACAGTTTTCTTAGGCGTAGGTTCCGGTTTATTAGCCTTTCGCTCAAGGTCTGCCAGTTGTTTCTTTGCTTCATCTAATTTTCTTCTTATCATATTACTCATATTTATTTCTCCTTAATTTCTACTCATATTTCTTCTTGCTATATTTTTAAGTTGTATTGCTTCTGGATTCTTTTTAAGATATTCTTTTATTTCTTCTCTTACTGTTTCCCTTAATACTTTCCTTGCACCAATCGCGTCGGACATTTTAACATTTGAGATAAAATATTTATATAATTCTATTAAAAAATACATCGGGTATTTTTCATCTGTCGTAGAATTGGAAATCATTTCTTCAATTATTTTCTCGAAGCGACCTGTAACGCCCTCGTTTGCCCATAAAGTTTCTATCTTATTCTTAGTATTCTCGTCTAATCTTGGGTCTAAATCGGAAACATGGTCTCCTCCAAACATATACCAATTAAAAGGAAATGGTTCTGCCTCTCTTAGGCTCACACCCATTCTCATTCCCTCATCACCTGAAGAAAAAAATCCACCACCTTCCAATGGATTAACAAATACACAAGCGGCTTTTGAGCGTTCCGAATTTCTAAATACATGTCCTTCCAATCTTTCTTTTACTGCTCTACGAAAAATACCTCCCCAAACTGTGGGTGTAATAATAGGGGTTGAATTCATAGTTATTTCGGGTAAACTGGCCCTTGTTTGTCTCATGGAACCTACCTTTTGTGTGATGAATACATCTTGATTTTCCTCAAGCCATTTATTAAATACTTCCATTATTTTTTTATTTAGTAAACTTAAAAGCATTTTATCGTAAATATGAGGAACGGAGGTATAACATATATCAATGGTTCTATCACCTTGACCTTCTATATCATGGTAGAAGGTATCAAAAGGAAATACAACCAATATGCCGTGTGTATTTTCAAAGAATAAATGTCCAGATTTCTGCCTTGTCACTCTATTAAACCTTAAAGGTTCATAGTGTAAAGTAAGCGGGTGGTCTATCACACCTTGTCTTTTTAAATTTGGTTCTGATAAAAAATATAAAGATTTTTCACTAGGACTGGCAGGTTTAGATAGACCTACCCTTTCTTTATCTCCGATTAATAAATCTTTAGGTTTAGAAATAAGATTATTAATTAAATTAGTTAAATCCATCCTAATATCCCAATCTTGAAAATTAATACTAAATTGTGTAGCATCATCAACTAAAGACGGTCTAATTACTTTTATTTCCTGATTATTAATATCTATAAATATAAAATATTGGTATAAATTTCTTAAAATTGTATCAGTTACTTCAAAATCTGGTTCATTCTTGAGTTCAAAATAAGACTGTAAATATCTTATCATATCGTGCATATTCGTCGCATCGACTCCCTTAATAGATACTAAATACATGTCTGTCAATTGTTCTGGAACTGAAAAGCCTGAATATTTTAAAAGATTTCTAAAAAAATCACTCACATTACCTTGCCCAGTATTAGGTATATAATTGATAGCATAATCTTCACTCGCATATACATCGTCTGCTTTTTCTTCCATAAAATGTTTTATAAATAAAGAATAGTCCTTTAAGACAGAAAAATCAGAAAATGGGTCATCAGCCCTGTTAATATATCGAATAAGTTTTTTCTCATAATCTGTTAAAGGGGGAAATTGTTTAAGCATCTTTGTAGTATCACTTGAAGTAGTAGAGGGCGTGTATTTACGCTGTCCTGAAGAAGATATATAGCCCCCTAATGCCCTATCAACATAGGCATAAAGAATATTATAAAATAATTCTCTCACTCTAATTAAATTTTCTTGATTACCTCTAAAAAATTTTCTTGATAAGGGTTTATAACTTCCCCATATTTCCTGATACTGTTTGATAGAAGTTTCTATTGCGTTACCTAATTTCATGTCTATGCGAGAATTTGAAAGTTGTAAAATATTATTTAATTTTTTTAATTCTGTTTTTATACTATCTTGTTCATCACTATCCATTCTTTTGCGATTAGGCATAAGTTGAATATTATTAATAGTGCTACTCGAAGGTTTAAAGAAATTTTTGTCAACGGATGAATGTATAAAGTATGTTTTCGCATCTGTAAAATAATACCGAATGTCATCAATTTTTTCAACTCGACGATTTACATACCCTTTAACCTTTTTTAATAAAGATGATTGAGCGTCGGGGTCAACCAATTTATCAAAATTTGGAACTCTAAAATTTTCACTTAATTTAAAAATTGGTGTAAGACTTATAGAGCCAAAGCCAAAGCCACCCGGAGTTATATTAAAATTTTTTGATAACTGGTTTTTAGTATAACCAGTATTAATTAATAGCGTAGTAGTAATCCTTTCTTCTTGTATGTCAATAAGCAAAGTAGGGTTTAACCCTGCATCTTTATATTCATTACAATAGTTTGCTGTTTCCCTAATTTTAGGAATACTGTCCATATCAAAACCACCTAAATTAAGTCTTGATGTTATATATTTCAAAGTGTATCTGGGGGTTTCTATATTGGAAATTTTTCCTCTTGATTGAATTGCCGTAATGACATTACCTGTTGATTCTACCCCTGTTGACAAAACTGATGTAGGTTTATCTAAACCAGTGAACACAACTATTGAATTAGATTCAATTAATTTAGAATATTCGGGGCGCTTAAATTCTTCGATTAGCATTTCTTGAATACTTTCAGATTGAAACAAAATAAAATTTGTCACAATAGACATAGAAGAATTAGATGTAAGCACCAATATAGGTTTACTTGAGGTTGTTGGAGTATTAACTATTTCATTATAAATTTCTACTTCTATGTCTGTTTCCGCCAATTCTTCTTTAGTGTCAATAAGAATTAACTTTGAACCTCTTAACGCAAATCTATATATTTTACTAAACATGCCAAATAAGGTTAAAACTTCTTGTTCGCCCATAAGCCCCTTGTAAATCATCCTACTCTCCTCTCCGTTCTTTTATCTACATTTTTATTTCCAGCATCTCCGGGCAATCCTGTGTATCTTTTATCCGGTGAAGGGGGCATTCTTTTCTTTGGGGTATAGTCAGCCTTATCTGCTACTTCCCCCGCTACTTGTCCTTTTGTTTGGCCGCTTAATAAGGCTTGTTCTTGAAGTTGTCCTAATTGTGATGAATCTATATTAGTTCCCGCATACTTATCTGTTTCAATAGGTTTATCTTTCTTATCAACATCTACTTCTGTAAGGCCTTCTGCTGGGTATTTCTTAAATATAAAATCACCATCTTCATTCATATCAACTTCAAAACCAAGATTTTTCATTTGAATCGCAAGTGCGACTTCCATTTCTCTTCTACGAAGAACTGCAATTTCATCCTCTTCTTCCGAGCGAAGAAGTTGAACTCTCCAGTCAGTAATACCAAATTGGTCCATTACAAACGGGAATAGATATTTATTATAAACCCCTTGAGCCATTTCAACTGCACGATTAGTGACAAGAATCTGCATTCCTTCCGAATTAAGACCACCGGAGGCAGTATTATCTGCCATAAAAATATTACTCACACCATAGAAGGCCGAGATTCTTGTTCTCAAGTCTTCCTTTACAGCAGTATAATCCATCTCTTTTAATGAGTTCATAAAAGGAATCCATTCAACAGAACCACGAGAACCTCCCTCGGATTCAATACCCATGATAGGGATATAGTGAGGGTCTTGTTCCAACTTTTCTTTAACACCTTTCCAATACTTTACCAATGACTCCATGTTATTTGTTTGCACAGCAAGAATACCTTTTGGTGTTCTCATTTTTTGATATGAAGTGCTAATGTAAGACTCCATGGCCTGAAGAGTAAAAATATAATTAAACAATGTAATTACTGGGGGGTGTCCGTATAATCTCGTAGGTGAATATTTACTAAAATGAACTACCTCTCCTGTAATATAATGTTGTTCTGCTTGAGCAGTTTTATTTGTAAATTCGATGGGGTGTAGATTACTACCACACATACCACACTTTTCATACCTTTCTTCGGAAATAAAATCTCTATGCGTGACGCAAGTATATCGCTGGTGTCCTCTATCACCATCTTCGTCAACTTCTATAAACATTGTAGTTGGGTCTCCTCTATAAATCTCGTTAATTTTAGACATGGCTATTTCACCATTTTCTTCTAAGAAGTAGTCCTTGACTAAGATTAAAAAAGCATCATCCATAACATTGAGGTCTGTCTCTAATTCCTTCAAAATATCAATGAACAACTGGTGTGAATCATTTACATGATTCTTAAAAAAATTCTCAGCATAGACCTTTTGATTATAATTAGGCGTTCTTAAATCTCTTGACCTACAATTCATACATTCATCTACATCTTTTTGATGTTCATAGCCGCAGGAATTACACTTCTTATCAAATGCCTTTTTCCATTCATAACCTCGACGAAAAACCTCATTTTTAAGTTGAACCAAACAAGTGCGAACCACTGTTGAGTTTTTAGCGGTATCATATAAATATCTACCGGCGTAATGTTGAGGGTATCTACGCTCTTGAATACCTAAGTTATATACTTCTTTTTCCGTAGGAATTGGTGTTCTTCTTCGTATCAATGTTCTAAATCTGTCTCTTAGTCCCATACTTATTCCTCCTTAACAATCGAATCTAATTCATTCATCAAATCCCATTTACAGTTATTTTTATATTTTGATATATTATCTTCTTGTATATCATATTTTTCAAACTCAACAGCACCTTGATTGCGAGCATCCTTCCAATTTTCCCACTTAATAAGTTTAAAAATTTCAGTCATTCTACTTTTAGCCCAAGGCTCTTTCTTGTAAAACTTCTTAATTTTAATTGCCTCTTGTAAAAGTCTACCCTGTTCTTGTTTCATGCGAAGGTGGGGTAAGCACTTTTCTAATAATTTTGTAATATCATTTTGACTATAAAAATTTAGCCTATGTTGACTTCTACTATTCTCTCCCACCTTTTGGTCCAAGTGTAGGCGGCCAATTTTTAATTCCTTTTCCATTTCTTGAAAGAAGGCTCTTCCTCTATCTCCCGTGGCAATCATGCCAATACGGGGAGAATATGAAGAGTCCATAGTAATATAACCATCGGAGTCAATAAACCCTGCTACATACCCATAAAGGTCTTTTTTAATCGTATCACTAAGAATGTAGTAATCTCCATTAACATTTGTAGCGTTAATTCTTCTCAACATTTTAGAAATTGTCTGCGGTGTAGTAGAGCGATGATAACTTTTTGGCAACATTGAGTGAATACTATTACTTGAAATTCCGGGATTATTACAAATGGTTTTTGTGATAATATTATCCAAAACATCTTGTCTTGATTTTCTAATAGACTGATGAGAAATTTCTTTGATTATAGAGCGTATGTTTTTCTTGCTTTCCTTGAACACCTTAGTGTAGTCAGTATATTCTTTACCGTAGTCTAATTCATTCTTAAAAATATTAGCCTCCCACATTTTTGTTAAATTGTCTAAAATTTGCGCTCTCATATCTCCATCCTTGATATGTTCTAATTTTCTTAGTGTGACTATATCAGGTGTAAGTAACTTGAGTGCAGGTTTATACGGGGAAACCCAATAGATAGAATCCATACACTTATTCAAATGTTCTCCGTATGCGTTAATTAAATGGTCTATTGTCTTACTCATTTTCATTCTTGAGTCGCCTTTTAGTTGTCTACGCATATTTCTTAAATCCTTAACAATATCCGGTATAGGTTTGTTATCAATTAGTGGTTCTTCAGGGAAAGAAGATAACATATTTCTTGCATCGGTAAGATTAACTTGGTATATTTTAGAAATATCTTTGATAACCTCAGTCTCATCAATAGACTGATACGGTAGCCATTCGCTAAGTTTAATATCATCCACTAATTGTTTCTTGTTTTCTTTTACTTTATTCTGCGCTTCGTCAAGTTCCTGCAACTTTCTACGAAGTTCGTCTGTATTAATTTCATCTTCCTTACATATTAATTCCATATATTCCACCTCCGAAATCTTGTCTTGTTGGTGTCCCGAATAACCCGCTACTATCTATGTCTATGAAAGCATCATTAAAAGACTTTGTGGCGTGATTAGCCAATGCGAGTGCGATAACAATATCATCGTGTGCGCCTAAACCTTCAATTTTTCCCGTACTGCTAATACCGAATGCTTCGAGTTCTTGTATAATTGCATCGGAAACAGCCTTTGCCTTTTCATCCGCATAGGGTAGTATAATTTTATTGTTCTCCAAATTCATCTGTAAGTTAAGAATAATTTCCTCCTTTTTCTTACGGTGCATTGTAAATTCTTTAACGGGAAAGTCGGATATGTCTCGCAGTTCCATAGCAAAGGACTTTGCGAATGTATTAGTTTCAATCATTACAACTTCGGGTTTGTATCTCTCGCAAAGGTCTGTAATGCGTGTAATGTGAGAACGGAAGTCCATATTTTTTTCTCTTACCATCCAAACCACTTTTTTATTCATATCTTCATCTACTTCAATAACCATCATTACTGTATAGTCGCCGTCTGCTGAAAGTGAGGGGTCGTAGCCAATGTAGTATTTGAATGCGTCAGTATTACCATGATACGATAACTTACTTGTTCGGTCTTTAGACTTGTCGATAAATTCTTTTCCAAATAACATCGTGTTGGATGAAATTGGTATGCAGAGATATTCTCTTGTGAACTTAGAAGAGCCGATTTCTCTCCTTCTCTTTTCTAAAGAATCTATATCCCAACGGGAGGGCCAAAGAGCATCACCTGTTTGATTTATCGCTGGATAGCGTTGAACATCATATTCAGGGTTTTCCTCTAATGCGGCAAATATATCAGTGTATGTGAAAGGTGTGCCGACCATCCGTAAAGTAGCGGTGTGGTGAAGAGTAGGAATCATGTCTCCCCAAAACCAATCTGTAACTCGCTGTATGGCGGCAACAGAAAACTCCTTCATCGGGTCGTCAATAATAATCTCTTGAGGGTGAAGTCCACGAATCTGTGAACCAACGGAACGCTCAAGTATTTCATTTCCGTTTGTTAATCTCATTGAGCCGACAGCCCAACCGGACTTAGGTTTGAATTTTCTTAATGCTGGAATGTTTGTAAACATTCGGTCAATGTCTTTCATGTGAACCATTGTCTGTTTTTGGTTTGATGAAATGTAAATCATTTGATATGGTGGAGGTTGAAAAATTAATTGATAGATACACCAAGAGTGAAAAAATACGGACTTTCCGTGGTCTCGTGAACAAATGATTACAGTTCTTTGAGTGTCGTGAACTGATTGTAGCCAATCACGATGAAAAGGGGCCATTTCAAATCCGAGAATTTTCGTAAAGAAATATTCAAAATTACCATCGGAGGCTTTCATATCCATTTCTGTAAGTAAGTCCATTAACCAATCACCCTTTCATAAAATGTAGTTGTTTTACCAGCACTTTTGACTCTTCTACTTACATATTCTTTATTTCTTGACAAATAAATTTTAAGTTCATTTCTCGTAGGAATTGTCTGTCTTCCTGTAATATTAGAATCTCTACTAATTATTGCATACATTGAATCTATTATTTCTTTAACACTTCTTTCTTTACCGTCGACCATAATTTCATCAGTAAGTTTTTTTGCATTTGAGGATATACCACGCTTTAATATTCCCCAAGCCTTTTTCATAGCAGGGTCATCTAAACTTTTAGGAACCCACACGCCATATGTTGTAGCATCTCTTTGAAAGCGTTGATAATATCTATCCGGCAACAGTGGGTGTTTTTTCGTGTGAGGTAAAATTTCAAATCCCAACTTTCTATAACTTTGTAATCTCCAAGGCGCGTCATTAGAAAGTGAAAAAGCAATTATCTTTTTTTCCGTTTCTGCTAAATTTTTAGCATACGGCATTCTAAATTCCTGTAATTTATTAAAGAACCCTCTTTGTAAAAATTGAATATTGCCATACTTTTCCGCATGACTTTCATAGCCCCCTACTGTGAAAGAACCTCCATCTCCGATAATATCATCCATTACAACAATGCCGGATTTAGAAACAGGATAACCAAATTCATCAAAAATAACCCAGTGTTTTGTATCTGGACTTGCAAAAAGAAAAGGACTATCCTTTCTATTTCTTAGCAATCTATTTGCTTCCGGCCATCTATTTGCGTAGCCTACAAATTGTTCATCCGATATAGGCCCTACGATAGTAAAAGTTTCCTCACCTTCGGTGAATTGAGTCCCCGAAGGAACAGGGTATCTTTTACTACGCTTGCCTTTCATCTAAATAGCCCCTTGACTTTGTAAATTATATCGTCGCTAATTCCGTAGTAAGAAGATAGGGTATTAAAGGAATCGTATGATTTAATAATACCTTCAATATCACGAGCGTATAAGTCAATTTTATCTTCCTTGTGTATTAAGTCTAATACATATTCTACATCACCTACATCGTCAAAATTAAAATACGCCTTATAGATTTTTTCCCCCCTATTAGATTTAACCGTGTCGAGTGCTTCTACATATGCCTTATACATCGCATCTTTATCCGTAAGTCTTCTGGAAATTTTCAACGGGTTTCTTCGTAGCGTTCTTTTAAGATTTCTAAGTTTTGTTCCTAAAGCGTTATCTTTAGCGTATTCTATAAACTCTTCATCTTCTAAAACATCAAATATTTTTAATTGGGAAATGTTTGTTTCAGCATCTTTATATTCGGTTATAGGTCTACCTCCGAATACAATATTGTTGGAATCATTAGCACCTATTGTTTGTGAAGAGAGAAGTATTTCATACAGTAACTTACCCATGTAATTTGTAAGATTTCTATTGACTCCTGTAATTTGTTTTCTTCTTGAATCACTCTTAGGTAAGTCCATTAGATATAGTTTTCTAAAAACTGGCATTGCTTTATCCATAATATTTAGTGCTTCGGGAACAGAGAGTTGACTATAACGCTTAAGACCTTCAAAGAATTCTATTAAATCGTCAAAATCTTCTTGGGTAATATTAATATTTGCCCTTTTAACCATAGCCCTTCTAATACCCGCTCTTACACTTGTGCCTGTTTTTGTAGATAGGGCGGCAATTTTTTTGTAAGAATCCGATAGTATAAAATTAGGTTTATCCATTTCAAATAAATATCGAGTGTCTATAATGTCAAAGTAATATTGGTTAAATATGGAAACTAATTGTTCGAAGAATCCGTAAGTCAAATCACTTTCTTCTTGTAGGGTTTCTGCAAATTCTCCCGGCTGTTCAATATAATTGCCACCTGATAGAGAAGCGGTTCTTGCAGAACCGGGTCTTGTAGCAAAAGGTTTTCTTGCCACATTTCTATTAAAACGGGCTTCGGGTAATATATTTTTAATTTCAACTATGGTATCAAATAACTCATTTGCCATTTCATTTACAGAATTAATATAAGCCATGTATGAATTTTTTTCTACAGTTTTTAATATTAATTTAATATTGTTATCTTGAGTGACAGGTATATAATATTCTAAAGTAAATTTATACTTTTCTTTGCCAGACTTTAGTTTAGTAAGTATTGAACTATTTTTCTTATCATCTAAAATCATAAATGTGTAAGGGCCTTCTTTTACGAGGTCGCTTTTTATTTCTGTAATAAATTCTTTAATTTGGTCCAAATAACTTTCCTTTACCATTTCTAAAATATCCGGACTTTCTAAGTATTCGGATAATTCTGTCATTACTCTTTCCTCTACCTTCTGTGCTAAATCACCCTCAACATATAATCGAGATTTATTTAATTTAGCGGCTAATAATGTAAGTGGGTCGGCCATTTTTTCGACCTCTTCTACTTCAACCAATAATTCTTCACCGACTTGCTCATTATAATCAATAGAAGAAGAAACTGTATTGTCTCCGGGATTTTCATTGCGAGCGTATTTAGTCTCGTCTTGAATATCCACTTCGTCGCTAGAAATACCTCTTGAAAATATTTCTCTGTATTCTTCAATGTCAACTCCTGTAATTTGATTAACCAAATCACTTGCCAATTTAACAAGAGAAACTTCTTGAGAGTATTGTGTTATAGAAGGTGGGGTGGAATAGGTAATTGTATATTTAGGTATTCTTAATTTTTTAATTTTTTCTAAGGCCCTTTTATATTTTAAAACTGTGGCTGAATACCCTTCTTCCGCATCTATTGTTTCTAAAAATTCTCTCATTTCTTCATTAACCGTTGTTGTCAACTCCAGTGAACCTTCTCTTCTTTTTAGCGATTCACCTAATTCGTTTCCTGTAAGTTCCTGTATTTTTTGTAATAATGGTAATTCTATTACTATACCTTCAAACGATTTAAATGTGTTGTCTGTATCGGCCCAGTATTCGTAAATTTTCTTTCTATCTCCTGCGTCGGTCAATTGATATTTTCTAAAGCCGTCAAATATCTCATCAAGACTTTTTGTATCAGGTGTGACAGTTTCTCTACCCCCTTGCTGTTCATCTAAAGCAAGGAAAATATTTCGTAAAAGGTCTTCTATTTCTGGAAATTTCGTAAAAACTCCATCTTCCAAAAAGGCAGAACAATTTTCTATAGTATCTTCCCAATCGTTCTCACTAAATGAACCTCCAGCAGAAATTCTATTTTCCCAAGACTCTTCGGTAATTGTAGTAAGTCCGTAGAATCTACCGGCTACTGGGTATGATTCGGAAAGAAACTTAGGTTTTTGTTTTGTAAATATTTTCTCGGAACCTAAAAATAAATCTAATTCAACAATAGATGCTAAGTCGGAGAGGGCCGCTATTAATTTTAATCGCTCATCCATTTGTGGAACTCGTGACTCAATATTTTCTGTCTTTTCTGTCATTCCTAATCTTTTATCTAATATGACTTTATCTTCTTCAAAATTACCAGTCTTACCAGTAAATTCCCCTTCTCGTATAAATTCGTCTAATAGTTGTCCAAATTCTTGCTCACTTATAATATTCATTCATTTCACCTTTTATAGTAGTCGGGGTCTTGCTCCAAATTTTCATCGTAGAGAGCATCTATCTCATGTAGATACTCGTAGGGATTTTTATTTTTAATTTTTATAAAGTTCTTAAGCGATTCTATCCTATTGGGATTTAGTGTAGAAAGCACTTCGGTTAATTCATTAATTATTATTGTAGGTATAGGTGTAAATAATTTATCTACGCCTGATTTTATTTGAGCCTCAAGTGCAGGTGCATTTTCGGCTACAATTCTAAAATAGTCTCTCGGCTCTTCTTCTTCTAAATCTTTTAATGTGTTGAAAACATTTTCTATACTTTCAAGAGAAATTGGATTAAAGGTTAATGCTAAGGCTATTGCGTTTTTAAATTGCTCGGCTTTCATCTTAAAGGAATCCTCACCTTCTTGACTTAATGAAGCAAAATTATATGTTTTAGGAATATTGGTAAAATCACTCCCCCCTTCTTTATCTAATAAAAGTCTATGGTAGACACTAAGCATAAGAACATATTCATTTTGTTCTAATTTGGTCCTATTTCTTCCCATGCGTCGAGAATACCCTCGTGGTAATTCTTCAACTTGAGGAACAATGTCATTTTTCCATTGTTCAAATTGAGTCTTAGTGTTGCCGTCTTGTTTTACATCTGCCCTTATTCTCTCTAATAATTCTTCAGGAGTTTCATCACCGACACGGGCTAATACAGGATATTTTTGTTCCTTGCCCGTCTTAACCCAATCCGTCACATTTTTTCGACCAATTAAATCTCCCCCACCTACGGCAGAACCAGTCTTTCCTCCCCTTGAAAATCTAAATATAAGATAATTACTGAAAAGAGTTTCTAATGCAGTAGGACCTCTCGCCCTTAGAAGTTTGCTTAATAGAGAAGTTTTGACTTCAAAATTACCGCCTTTGAAAAAGTCTACAAGAGGGCCGGTAAAATTAGAAGTTGTTCGATTTAACATGTGTCCATATATTCTCATTATGTTTGTAAAACTTTCCTCGTTGTAATTTGAACTTCTCATCCATGTTCCTAAATTAATGGTAGCGTATTCTTTGTCTTGCACATGTAAGGCGTTGAGTCTTTTGACTATATTATAGCCTTGCGTTATTTCATTACCTTCGATAACTTCGCTTAACTGTTCTGTATCGACAGATTGCCAGCGTTCATCATCGGTTTGTATTTTAGAAATTAATTCTTTTAGTTTATCAAAAATACTTTGTCTCGGTGTACTGCTGGCTCTTGCTCTACTAATTAATATTGCCATGCCACTTAAAAAAGCAACCGGATTACCATTGAGTAGTTGATTATACAATTCTTGAATATTTTCTTCTACCCACTTAACCGGATTGCCCGTGGTTTTATCACCAATTGTTTGACCGTCGCCATAGGGTAGTGAATAATATGCACCAAACCCTTCACTGGATTTTTCATCATACAGGGCTTGTAAGGTTTCAATAACTTTTTCAGGGTCTCTTTTATTAGAAACTATATCATCGTAAAACATACTTGTTTCATCTTTTGCCTCATCAATTAATTCTAAAATATCTTTCATATTATTAAAAGACAACTCACGATTTCTAAGTTTATCTAAATACTCAGTATCATTTCCCCTGCGCTCACGCACAGCACGAGCAAGTCTACCTTTTATTGGTTGAACCATACCTATCACTTAAGCATCATGTAAATTCCCAAAACTCCACCCAAAACAATTATTACTTTCGGTAACGCCTTCTTAATCAAAGCCTTATACTTTGCCTCTTGGCCTTCGGAAATAAGCCCCAAGTCTTCTGCCAACTCTACAATATCTTCTGCAATATCAGCAGCATCTTCAATTTTATCTTCTGTACTCATATGAATCCCTAATTACCTCTTAGAGGAATGGGGTATTTATAGTTTTTTGATTACTTGTCCTTCAATTGGTCTCGAAGACAAAATAAATCTTCAAATATTTCTTTATTAATTCCCATAAGACTATTGTATGCAGACACAATTTGAGGTTCAAAATCCGTGTCTGGAGAATTATCTGCCCTTTTAATTAACACTATTAAATCTTTACAAATCTGTATCATTTCCTCAAATCTATCAATTCGTAAATCCGTATCAATAATACAATCATCTTCTTTTTCCAAAGTAGTTTGACCTTTACGCTGGGCAACCTTTAATCGTTTGTCTTCACGCTTTTTTCTTTCGGATAAAGATTTGTCAGCCTTCTCCTTCTGCCTCACCGCTTCTTCAATCGGGTCAAGATTAGCAATACTTTCACCGGCTAAAGTTCTTTGAAAACCAAACTTGGTTTGCTTTTTCTTTAGACCGTCTTTCCACATATTCTCACTTCCTCTTACCTTGATACATCTTGTCAGCATTACGGGGTTCTATATTTTTTATACCCTTATGTAGTGAAGCCCCTCGAACATTACAGCGAACTAATGTGACATTTCTTACTACTGCAAGTTTAGATAAATCTACACCCCTAAAATCACAATCCTCAAATGTTACATTTGTCATCTTAGCCCCATTAAAATTAGCACGACTAAAGTTGCACAGTTTAATTACACCTGAAGGGTCTTCTTTTCGATAAAAACCAAACTGTGCTTGTCTAAAACTAGAGTTCTTAAAAGAAACCTTCTTTAATCTAATAGGAGTTCTTTTCTTACCAGTTTTCATTGTAAATTTACCTTTACCACTTGGTTTAGGTGTAGGTTTAGTTAAGTCTAATTCATATTCATCTTTCTTTCTTTGCCCCGCTTGGGCTACACCTTCAAATTTAGAACGACCAGTTCGACCATATTTATTACTCTCCCTTGCTTCTTTGGGTGTGACTCTTTGTTCTACTAAACGACCTCTATCATCTCTCTTAGGAGGATATTCCATCTCGGTATATTTTGTTTCTTTTTGATTACTCATATCTTTACCGTTAAATATTTCTTTATCAAAACTTTTATTATCCATTATTAAATATTCACCTGCGGGTAGTGTGCCGCTAAACTTTTCCTTTCTGTTAACGAAACCTTCAACATGGCCGTCGTCGGAAACCTTACGCTTTTTGGCCTCAATTTTATCCCACTTTCTTTTTAATATATCTTGCCAACTCATTTTCCTTTCCTCCTTTTGTAAGTTTTACAGGCCGCACAGGTAGGGCGGCATCTTCTCTTTCTACCCTTTGAAGCATCTTTTCTTCCACAAGGCTTAGGTCCGTTTTTCTTTCCACATGAAGAACAGTCAATCCATCCTCCCTGTGTTTTCTTTCCTTTACCTTCTTTTCCGCCTCGTCGAGAAAACCACCCATGTAAGCCTTCGGACTTCTCTCTCTTAAAGTTATCGCCACTTTGTAGAATATCTTCCCAAGATTTAGAAATATCTAAATACGCATCAGCAAGCATAAGTCCTACCTTTTTACCTGCTTCTATATCACTTGGATAATGATTTCCCATTTGAACACGGGAGAGAGAAATTGAATCTGCCATAGTATTAAGTTCCTTTTTCTTATCGGGGTATTTCTCACCGAGAACTTTAGCCAACGCATATGCTTCAATAGCGTGGCCGCTTGGAAAAGAAGGTGTGTCATCCGTATTTGTAATAGACTTAATTTTATCCGAGATTTCATAGGGTCGCTTTCTACCGTATTTCATTTTAAGTCGTATGGTATGAATATCCACATCATCTATAAAATCCCCCCATTCGGACATTTTCTCTCCAACAATGTCGAGCATCATTTTATGATTATTTTTATCTAAGTCGTTAATAGTTTTTTTATCTAAGTCTTGACCTTCCATAATTTTTAGAACCTTTGGTAGTTCTTCTTCGTTATCGGGAAATGAAAGTTTAGGAATGTCTACTTCAAAAGAAGGTTCGGAATCAAGAAGTTTTTGCTTACTCGCAGAAAGACTATTCATCCATTTGGATTCTTCCTTGAGTATTTCCCGCCACATGTTATCACTTCTTTTTTGAATTGCCCCAATTAGCCGCACCCTTTTTACGACATTGAACTAAAGCACCGGAAGCATAAGCGGAAGGCCATTTTTTATAACGACTTCTTACCTTGCGATAACAAGCGTCTTTTTTTGCCTTAGATTTCTTTTTCTTATATTGCTTACTACCCTTTTTTCGTCGGGCTTTACTTTTTTTACGCAATGTATCGAACCACATGTTATACACCCCTAATATTATATTTTCTAATAACATTTCTTAACGCAATTCGTTTTTTAGAATTACTATCTGCTCGTGAAATAAGAGGGTTATTATATTCTTTTTTATATTCTTTAACTTGTTCAGGATTAAAGTGGTAGGTCTTACCATCAACGGAAAATTTTTTACCGATAATTTTAATCTTTAAAATCTGAAACCATTGCAAGTTAATCCCTCGCAGTAAATGGACCTCTACGATTTGAGTCCTTATATTCAGTCTTCATTGGACAATTAGGTTTTATCGGTAAGGCTGGTAAGTTCATAGGACATGGTTGCCAAGTTTTAACACTTCTATTACATCTACGACAAACGCCTGTTTTTTTAACACCGTTTTCCATAGTTCTTACTTGTTCAGGTGTAAGGTTTTTAGTAATGTCTGTCCATGTCATAATAATCACATCAAATTGTCTGCTGCTTTAAGCGCCAATTCTTCTGCTTGTGATAAAATAGCGATAATTTCTTTCAATTCGCCTCTTTCATTTCCTTTTAACTTTTCAGCATATTCTATTGCATATTGAATCCTGTTCTGTAATATGCCTAATTTATTAAAAAGGTCTTCATCATCAGGCATTCCGTATTCTTTCTTAATTGTATTTTTCCATGTCATTTTTCTCACTCCATAAGTTTTTCCATAATTTATGTCTCTCGTAATTTTCTTCTAAGTAGTCGATAACCTCGTCTTTCGACGGCGCGTTATAACCAAGACTGTCTGTAAGGTGTTTATAAATGTTTTCAAATAAACTGTCCTCGGTTATATAAGAATCCAGCATTTCACGCCAATCGAGTTTAAGAATATTTTCCCAACTCATGTGTTTTCCCCCCTAAATTTCAATGCTTCACTAATCGCATCAATTATCCCTGCAACTGTGTTATAGAAAAGTGTATTGCCGTCTTCAAATGCTTCATCATGCCCTTCGTCTTCCATAAATTCTTCCTGCTTTGCGCCAATTTTTCTTAACAAAGTAATTAATACACCTTGAGTTCGTTCTTCCGAATACATAGGACTTTCTAAATAATCTATTAAATGAAATATAATACCTATAATTGAGTTCGGTTGGTTTGCATCACCAATATAACGAGGTGGAAAGTATTCTACAATTTCTCTACGAAGGTCTTCAAATAGGGCCGTTGGGTCGTCAAATTTTAAAATGTCTTGCCACTTCATCGCCTCTCACCCCTTTTTAACTTTATTACAAAGGATTCAAAAATTCTTCTAACGGTAGGTTCTATAACTTGAATAAGTGCTTCCATAACCATAGGGATTTTTTCTGGCTGCATATTTGCCGCTCCCATTGTTCCTATAATTCTTGCCTCAAAAGAAGATAAAATAAATTGAGCAAATCTATTTCTACCTTCTCGTGTTTCAAAATTTCTCTCTAATGAGTAGGCCTGTGTTTCTATTGCCATTTCTTGTTCTAAATATGTTTTTATAGCATTTCCTATGTTAAATTCTACATCATCTAATGCTCTTACCAACATATTTATAGATAAGTTTTGGATAGGTGTTTCTCTCACACTTAATACAAAGGAAATAATAGCATCTCCAGAGGTATCAACAATTTCCCTCATTATTGGTTCCGTATTAAATTGGGCTTCATGTGTTGATTCATGTGCTAATACTAAGGCAAGTTTCTCCGGTGTCACATTAGGATTAGGAGAAATAACAGTTTCTCCGGTCGCTGTGTTATAACTGGCAGTTTCTCCCATAAGACTTTCACCCATTCTAATTCTCGGTGCAGGTCTATCACGGTCTACCGGCTTGAAAGAAATTTTTAAAATATCAAACCAATTCATGCTAATCTCTCTGCAATATCATCTCGTATCTCAGTCCATACTTCGGGGTATCTTTCAATAAGAACCTTTTGTATAACTTCAATCTGTTGAATCACCACTGTTTCTTCTCGCTTATGTACTAATTTGCCCTTAAATTCGAGCGCATACTTTAGCGACTCACGAATTTCTTTACTAAGTTTTACTAAAGAATCCACTGTCTTGAAATCTAAATCTTCATTGTCTAAAATAAATTGTTGAATCTTACCCTGCAACATTGAAACATTTTGCGAAAGTAGGTCAATTTCATTTAGTTCTACACGGGCTACATCTAATGCCGCCGATTGTTGAACGATAGGTTTGAGATGTTTTTTCATATGTAGGTTAATTGAATCGACTCCGACTTCTAAATATTCTGCAACCCTGCTCGGTTTCATATGTCCATCTACAATTGCCGCTTCTAAATCCTTTCTATTTGGCGCAACACATAAAGCACACTTATCATTTGAATCATCGTGATACGCATTCAAATGTTCCTGCATATGTTTTCTTGTAGTTCCGGCTCTCCAACCTTCTTCTCTATCAAGAGCATTGGCATCCATGCGCCCTTCAAGAATTTCTATTTCTAAGTTATCCCTATCAGGATGATTACAAAGAGGACAAGACTTACGAATTTTACGCATTGTCAATAGCCTCTCTTAATTGTCTCTTAAATAAATTACCACTTTGCATACCATAAGTAGTGGTATCACCAAATGCTATCGTAACTGGTCCTGCTAATATTTTAAAACCGGGATATTGAGTTAAGGTGAACATAATATAATCATCACCTAATGAGGCGTTATCCTGCATAACTTGACCGGAGTTATCTAATAAATCCTGCTGTCGCTTTCTTTCTTCTTCTGTAAGGTTTTCTCCAGCCGCCGTTCTTTCGGTAAATTCATTTAATTCTAATATTTCTTCATTAGATAGTGGAGTTTCTTCTGTCATACCAACGCCCTGCGAACCACCACTGGTAAATCCGGGGGTTAAATGTAGATGGAATTTATCTTCAGTAAAAATTTCAATAAACCCTTCAATGAGTTCAACGAGTTCTTCATCATCCGATTCATTAATTATTCTTTCCAATAAGGGTAAATGATATGACAATATATCTTTATACGCTTTAATAATCGACCACCAATTTCCACTACTATTTAACGGGCCTCTACTGTTGTTCACTTTATCACCTTCATTAAATTGCTAAATGCTTCCATGGCATCGAGTTGCTTGAGAGTAATTCCATCTCCCTCGGTGCTTCCGGGAACTTTGAATGTTTCCATTTGTTCACCCATAACGGCACGAACAACCGCATTAAGAGTTTTATTACTCTTAGGAAAACGCATTGTAATATTATTTATTTTTTCGTAATTAACCACTTCGTCAATCTCAACACGCTCACCTTCAATTTTGACAGTGCAGGTATCTACAAGTATTGCGAGGTCTGAAGAACTAATGTTAAATGTTTTATTTCTCACCGCATCGTTAAGTCTACTTTTTACGGGGAATCTTCTACCTTTTGTGTAAATAGTTCCATCAGCCATAACTTCTCGTATTGCTTTATTTAATCCGGCTACCGTAGCCAATCTTTCTGCTGTTCTTGAGCCTAAATTAGCATTAACATCAATTTTTATAGGTGCTGAACCCGGCCCCATACTCTTTTCAACTATTTCTTTAATATCAGCAACCAAACTTTTTAGGCTATTTTTTTCACCTAAGATTGCTTGCCAAAGTGGAGGCTTTGCTTTGTTTTGAGGTGGCTCGCCACCTTCTTTAGAAAAAGCATACCATTCGGGTTTAGGCTTTTCACTTGCGAAGGCTTCGTTAATTTTCTCCGCTTTCCATTGGCGGTATTCCCAATACGGGACTGTCAAAAAATGACCCGCTACCACACCTCTTTCTATTTCAGGTTCATCATCTTCACCTGCCGGAGGTTTAAAAGAAATCATAGTTCTAAATTTAATATTTGCGGGATTACGACCCGGCCTTGTTTCTATTCTCGCTAAATCTCTTTCCATGTCATCAAAATCAAGAAGGTCTTCTTCGAGGAAGGTTTCTCTCTCCAAGAAAGATTTGAGTTTTTCTAAAATTGCTCCGCCACCTGAAAAGTCTATATTTTTTCTTGACATTCCTACACGGCCATGATTTTCTACCGAAAGATAAACAGACTTAGCATTAACCTTTCCAGTGTTGGCATCCGGCCTACCTGTAATGCCGAATTGAGAATTTTTACTTGGTCCCCAAAAAGCCTTATATTCTTCAAGTAATGCTAATGCACCTTCTCTATCCCATTCAAACATCTTCCTCTTCCTCCTCACTGAAGGTGGGTCGATGTAGAGTTTCAAAACCTTCGCTTTGCGAAGTCGTTGCTTCCTTTGCCAATTTTAATAATTCCATTACAGACAAGGGTATTCCTAATTTTTTACCATCGGAAATAAAACTCTTTAAGGCAGATTCCCAATCCTCGGACTTTGTATTAGAGGTTTTTCTAAGATAGTCTGTCCACTTCATATTAATAGGGAGAACGGATTTACTACTTAAGTTCTTTGTAATTCCGCCTTCATCCTGTTCGACCATTTCCCCGTTAACAAGTTCGTATTTTTTTCCATTCCATTTAATCCAATATTCCCCGTCTTTCTTATAATCAAATAAACCTAAAACATTATCTTCAGGTAATTCCCATTCTTCTATTGCGTTCATAATAAATTCTTCTTCGGACATTTCACTAAGATTATAAATTTCTTCTATATTATCAGTAAAATTACCATCATCGCCTAAATATCCACCTTTACGGTCGGACCATAAATCTCCCCCTAAATTTACATATTCTAAATAGTCGTAAACTTCATACATATCCTCTTCTAAATATTTAACTATAAATTTAATAAAATCAACATCTTCCGATAATATCTCTCTCACCTCATACAAACCCATCTCATCACCGTCTTCGTCATATAACATATTATTGGAAATAAATATTTTGTCGTTATCTGTATCTTCTAAAATTGATTCAGGGTCTCCTCTTACGGTTAAATCATATTCATTAGGGAATTTAAGCCTAAATAATTTATTTTCCTGTAAAAACATGTCACCCACGACATGCCTAAAATGGGGGTTAAACACACCATTAGGACCTTCTTCATCTTGAACTTCTTCGTCTGCTTGAAACCTTGGTTCAAATCTTATATCCGTAAGTTGTGTTGTTGCAGTACAATTTTCACACTGATACCCCTCATCCGATATAGAAAATTCATTAAAATGCCCACAAACTTGACATTGGAGTTCTTGCCAATCGGACATATAATCCGTAAGACCTTCAACACTTTCGCTCGTTGATTCATCGTTAAGTAGACCTAATGCTAAACCCAATAGATTATCTCCAGCAGGTTTTCGTTCATCTATTTCTATACAAATAGAATAACCCTCATAAGTTCTTACCTCATAACAACCACTGGATTTTAAACTCGAAGAAAGAATTGTATATTGGTTTGTCGAATCTCCAATAATTTCAAAACCCGCCCCTATGTCTATTATTTCGTCTATAGGTTCTATAACTTCATAAAACCAATTTAAAGAACGAAAGGTGGGCTTTACACTTTCAACAACCCTTTTTTTGTAGGCATCTAAATTTTCGGAGCGACCAAATTCACCTTTCACTTTGTCGAGAATACTGTCTAATCTTATATCTTCACTCTCTACTAAACATGCTATATCTGACCCACCATCTCTTTTTTTAACCCTAAGAGATACCATACCCCTACCCAGAGAAGAATATAGATATGAGAAATGTGTTACTTCCCATTCTCTATGTTCCCCTTCTATCGCTTCCTTCGCTGCTTTTATAACATCTTCACGCTTAATAACTCCCTTTAATATATTTTGCCAATCCATATTACCACCTTCCTAATATTTCTTTAGGTTCTATTGCTTTAGCAAGCCAGAAATTGAGACCATTTATATCAAGTTCCTTGATTCTGTATATAGGCAATTCTTCATAAAATGAATCAGGTAATCTCCGTTCCTTGTAAAGTTGAATAAGAAAAGACCTTTTATACTTTTTTTCACTGGTATCATAAACATATGAGTCCACGGAATATTCATGTCCTGTATATGTCGCAAAGGCGACGAATTTTATAATGTCAGGGACAACATTATTTTTTACCGCATACACTAAGGTAGTTAAAAAATCACCATTTGTCATATCACTGGTAGCCTTCACACATACATTTTTATCCCCTACTTGAATATAATTATCATCAGAAATATCACCTAAACCATTTAATCTTTGAGAAATAGTACACCTTTCCCCAAATACTTCAAAAGAATATAAGACAGTTCTTTTGCCTAATCCTATGAAATCTATATCATCTTTAATGGGTCTCATAAATTCTAAAGTCCTTACTAAAGGTTTTAAGCGTTCAGGTGTTATTACTCTAAATTTTTCAGCAATATGATTTATTTTTATATTAGGGTCAAAAAAATGAACATTATTTACATATTCGTCTACAAGTTTATCTCGCCCTTCCTCTTCCGACTTTAAAATATCTTGCCAACCCATATTACCATCCCTCTAATAATTCTTCAGGTATGTATTCCTTTAACCATTCGTTTAAAATATTCAATGGTATTTCGCCATCATTATTATTATTTAAAACGGGCCAGTCTATTTCATCAAGACCTAATACATGTTCCCATATTCTTTCTAAAAGTGTGTCCTTGTATGAGTGTTCATTTATATCATAAATATGTGTATCGTTGTGCATTTTAGTTTCCGGCATGTGTCTTTCTACATATGCTGGAAGAGTAAGAATTGTAGGTAATTGGTTATTTTTACTTGCGAGAAGAAGTGTAACCATAAAATCCCCATTTGTCATCACCCTATTAGCCTTTACGCAAAAACTCATTTGAGTTGAGTCCATTACCGGGAAAGTATCTTCAGCCCTTTCACCAATACCTTTTACAGTCAACCCAGCCGGTAAAACCGGCATTTTAAATGTAAAAGGCACTCCATATATATCGAATTTAAAAACAAAATCTAAACCATCTCTCTCAATTTCATCAAAGGGTTTCATAAATTCTAAAGTTCTTTTATAAACAAGGGGTTTAGTGCTGTAATACATAGATGAAAGAAACATGTCTTCTTCTTCTTTAGTTATTTCTCTTATTGGTGTAAATTCTCGAAATGAAATTAGTAACTCTTGGGCCAAATCACGGTCTTTATTCTTTAATATATCTCGCCAACCCATTATTACACCGCCTTATTGAAAAATTGGCCGGTAATTTTTTTGGGACTAGCGAAAAAATTTTTTTCTTTTTTAATCCATTCCCAGCGAAAGTTTATTCCCGACATTATTTATTTCTCCTTTGTTTTCTTTGATAGTTTGGTTTATTTGGCCTTAACTTTTCTGTTTTTTTACTGGGGTCCCCTTTCTTTCGCCGTATCTTTTTGTTTATTTGAGTCTTTTTTGTCAAGTGTATTCCCCTTTTGGCGAATTACGAGACTTTCCAAAGGTAAATCTTGTAATGCACTCCAACTATTAATGTCTAATTCGCAATGTCTATATAAAGTTTTACAGTTTTGCCGAGTTTTGCGTATCTCCGCAAGTATTAAGCCCAATTCTTCTTGATTTTTTGCTGGAGGGGGGTATGAATTGCGCCAAAGTGTGTCAAAATGGTCCCAGAGCCATAAAATTTTATCTATTTCTTCCATCATGGCCCACATTGAGGGCAAATATAAGGTATTTCTATGTTGGCGCATGGCCGGTTTCATAAAATCTCGCATGATTATTATGAAGGGCTTTGCGTATTTAATATTTTTTAATTAAAAAAATTCCCAAAGTGAACCATATGGTAAGGTAAATTTGTGGACTACCTTATGAGATAAAAAGTATTGATAATAACATGAAAGGTGATTACTAATGTATTCTATGATAGGCAATAATGCACACGGCCAACCCAGTAAGGTGTATGGAATGGTTTGGTATTCTCAAGAGGATTATTGGGCTTTGCTTTTTACTGAACATTCAAGGGGTAGCGAAAAAATATGGATTTCTCAAGATTGGATTATTGATGGAGTTGCATGGCATCCTGCAATTGATATTTTTGATTGGGTAATTGATGTGGGGGATAGCATTGTTTGATGATGAATGAAAAAAACGAGAAGGGGGGCTTCGGCCCTCTTTCTTTTGGTTGGGGTCGCCCAACAAATTATATACTTACCATATGGTTCGTAGATAATGAAAGTATAGGGTTGGTATGTGGGTGGGAAGATAGTTTCACTTACTAACGAAAACGAAAAGTGTCCTTTTCTTATTTGAGGATATATACTCCTCAGTCGTGACAGTATTATCTTGTGAATACTCCTTCCTCATTATTACCATATGGTTCTACATAGTAGAAATTAGGTTAAAGAATTTTAACACAGATAGAGACGAACATAGGGTGTGCTTGTGGGCGGGAGAAAGGAACGGTTGTGTTAAAGTTCTTTAAGATTGTCCTTATATATAGGTGAGGTGTGCATTTTTGGCTATACACTTACATGTCACGCCAAGCACAACCATATGGTTCAAAATTTTGGAAACAAAAAGTTTCAGGCAAAGCGTAACTTGTTTAAGGGTGGCTTGAGGGTGGAGAAAAAAACAAGTCTGAAAATTTGCAGGTTCCAAAACAACGAAGTGTTTTTAATCTTAGGCTCGATACCTTACCATATGGTAATGAATAATTTGTAGTCAAGCCTTATCATAAAAAAAGAAAAAAAGATAGCAGGAAAATACCTAAGACCGACCTTTCACAGCCGCCATCTTATGTTCTGTTAAAAACCTCGAATAAACGAGGCACAAAAACGAAAACAAGCCCAAATGCTTTTAGTATTTTTATCGAACAAACCTGCATATCTCTTTTTAGGGAGTAGGAAAGGGCCTTGCACCCTATCGGTAATTAATTTTCGGCTAAGAGACATTACTACTCTTGTTTATATTTTGACATTTAAATCACCAAGATTAAGGTTGACACGGGCGTAGATAACTTACCATCCTTATCATACCCAACCCTTTGCCACCCTCCACCGCTAAGGAATTATTCTTCGCTTGCTTCCTTTGTCTGCTTATCCATCTCGCTGACAACCTTCAAGG